CTGAATCGCCGTCTGAACGGCCTTGGCAAACGGGACCAAGGGAGGAGAGATGTCCATGACGCGCTCGGCCGTCATCTCCGGGTGCCTGTCGCGCAAACCGATGGCGGCGATCACCGCGATCACATCCGGGTCGAACAGGTTCGGGCTGTCGCCGTATTTTTGCTCGATTTCGGACAATGCCCGCCAGGTGAACTTCAGAACGTAATCGTGTCCGTCGATATGGATGATTTTCTCTCCGGTCAGAACGTTCATGTTATGCCCAGGTGACCTCGTCGGTGATTCTGATCGTGATCGAACCGTCGATCTTGCCGTCCACCGCCCCGGAAGAACTGAGCCCGAGGACGTAACCCTTGAAGGTGGCCGTCGAGGAGTCCGAGTAGGTGATCTTGAAATCCTTCTCCGTCCGCGCCTTGCGTGCCGCAATGACCGCCTGCTGCCCGGTGTCCGACGGTTCCCAGTTGATGGACAGGGAAATGGAGCCTTCATCGGGCAGCCCCATCAGAAATTCCTTCGCCGTCGATCCGAGATGGGTCGTGTCGATCTCGGAAGCCGTGCCGTCCGGGCCGCCGAAGTCGGTGACCTCACCGATTTCCGTCCACGTGACAGGTGTGGCCAAGGCCGCGTCTGTATTATCTGTAATCGTTTTTCCGGTCGAGTCGAAGTTCACGGCAAACGTGTCCGTGGTGACGTGACTGACGATGCACACCCGGCCGTTGATATCACCCGCGTCATCCCCCCCGAAATTGGACAGGGTCACGATGTCGCCGTTTGCCAGGGCGTGAGCCGCCGATGTCAGGATCGTGGGGTTGCCCAGGGCGATGGCCGTGATCGTTTCGGCCCCGCCGGACCCGGTCCCCATTTCGATTTTTGTCCCTTGAGATTCAATAGCCATGCTGCATTTCCTCCTTTGTTCTATTCGTCATGCCATATCGAGTAATCCATGATGATCCGGTGACAGGCTACCGCCGGCTCGTAGACATCCCGTTCCGATTGAATCAGAAACGATCCTATCCGGACCGTCCCGCTTGTCCCACGGAACCCGTTCAGGGCGTTCCTCACCGCCTTGGCCAGAGCCTTGGCTGCGGCGTATGTCTTTGCCCATGCCTCGATCTGAAAGTGTGGGTTCGCCATTCCCACCGGCCCTTCCAGCGCGTTTTCCCCGGCGCCGTATACCCGCATGTAGAGAATGAGGGGATAAGTCGGATCCTGCGGCAGCGTCGAAGGGTAGCACCTGGTGGTCAAAGCCTGCACGGTCAAGTCTGCAACGAGGATGTCATGTATCGCCTCTTCGATATTTTCCGCGCTCACTTGCTCAACCCTCTCACCTGCGCCGCCGTCAGTTTGCCCGCCGCCGCCCGTTTCGCCAGTCTCCCGGCCGATTTGTAGAGTTCGTTCTTCATCTCGTCGGCGAAGATCCCCAAGGAGGGCCTTTTCATCGCGTGCCAGGCTCGCCGGAGGAATGGATTCGGGGAGACGAAGCCGGTTGTCGTGATCCTGGCCCAGCGACCCCCGAGTTTGATGATCCGAGGTTCGTCAAGAGTCCTCTCGACGGTCCCGAATTCCACGAGGTGGGCGACGGGGGACGACGAGCCGACATAGACGGTCACCACCGAGCGGTCCTGTCTTCCCTTCCTCTGTGAAGGTTTCAGACTCGGGGACACCGTGATCGAGTCCCGCAGACGTCCGGTCACGACCGGCACGTTCGCTTTGGCAGCTTCGGCGATCGGGTTTCCCGCCTTCTTCAACGCGTTTCTGAGAACCGTCTTCTTCATGGCCACAGTCGGCAGCTGGTCCAGAAGCCTTGTCAATTCCTTCACACCCTTCAGCTCAAACGAAAAAGAGCCATGCCCGTTCATCACTCCGCCCTCGCTTTCGAATAGATTTCCAGCCCTTCACGGCGTCCTATTTCCACCACCCCCGTGACGTCATATATTCTTCCCGCGTAACTCAGCCGGTCGATCGGGGTGAGGTCCGCTCTGTACCGTATCCGCCATTTCGTGTCGGCTTCGGCCACCATCTGTGTGGCGGCATATCGTTCGACGCCCCCGGCCGGCAGGTATTCCGCCCATACCGTGGCCAGGTCCATCCACGTTTCGATCGGCTCGCCATAGCTGTTTTCAGCGACCGTTTTGCGCTGCAGCGTGATGCGCCTGTCCAGTCTGCCGGATCTCAAAACTCCTCCCAAAGCCTGAAACTGGCCAGCAGCCGGGGGACCGATTTGTCTTCGGTGACCGTCTGTCCCACCACCGGCTCGCCCCTCATCGCATACAGGTCGGCGCAGATCATCTTGATCGCCGTTTTGATCCGCTTGGGCACGACCAAGGCGGAAGCCCACCCGCAGGTGAACCTGATCGTTATCGGGTTCGCCGGATAGAGCGCAGCGGACGGCCAGGAATTCCCATACGCAAGGACGATCCGCCCGATTAGGTCGCCGTTTGGCTCGACGATGTAGTCGCCGGCCGGAAGTGTACTGATCGGTCCGTCGGTATCCTTATAGGTGATTGATTCCACCGATTGGAGGTTCCCGAAGGGAAGCTCGATGAAGTCGCCGTCAGGCCATTGCGGCAGGCAGTGGTCCCAGGTCTGTGTGATCAACGCTCTTCTTGTTATTTCTTCGACGCGTTCCCGTGCCGTCGTGATGAGATCATTCAATAGCGCGTCCTCAGCCGTTGTCGGAGCGAGCCGGACGATGTCGACGCCAAAGTCGCAGGCCGCGACAAGAATTTGGGCGACGGTGCGGATATACCGTTTCGAGCCGGTGTAGGCTTTCTCATAGGTTGCATTGTCATTCACGGTCGTCACCTGGGTGAAAGCGCCGCTCATCCAGTCAACCCAGGCGCTGCTGTCGTCGGATTCCTGGATTTTTACATCGACGGTCCCGCCCGCACCGTTTCCCCCCGCTTTCAGACAGACAACGGTTTGATACCCGAGAATCTCTACAGCGGTTCCGGTCAGTCCGTATCCTGTCGTCGTCGCGTGACTTCCCGGGGCAATGCTCTGTGTGCTGTCCAAGCTGTCGGCGAAGCTCCCCGAATCAAGGCGAAGATGCAACTTGAGTTCGGCCAGGGAAACCGGTTCCGTTTCCGGTCCGGAAACCATCATGAATCGCTTGTACGCGCCGCCCCAAACCCCCATCTCACCGCCCCTGTGCCTTCGCTGTCCCGTTCAAGATGGTCACTGAAAAGATGATCAGGTTCTTGGGCGGCCGGATGCTTGTCTTGATCGTCGTGCTGACCTCGTTGGAGTAGATTGACTCCAGCCCGCGGTCGTCGTAAGCGGTCAGCGCCATGTAATAGGTCCCGTCCGGCAGTGAAATCGTATAGGTCGTGACCTTGCCGACCTCGATCTTCGTGGTGTATTGACCAGTCGCTGAACCGTAGTAAAGCCGGTAGCCGGTGATGTAGTCGTGGTCGATGGAGGGCTCCCATTGAAGGGTGATCTCGGATGTGCCTGCCATGACATTGCCGACCGTCACCCACGCCTGCGCAGAAGTTGCCGCCACAACAATGACGAGCGCTGCGAGAAATCGTTTCATTGGCTCACACTGCCGCCCGTGACGTTGCTGTCCTTGGCGAAAAGGCCGATCAGAAAAAGGCCGAGCGTGCTTACCGCGTTTCCGACTTCCGCCGGAATTCCGAACAAAGGAAAGATCATCCCCAATGCCGCCAATATGCCCGATGCCGTCGTTTTCCAGTTTTTCACTTTCAATTCTCCTTTTTTATGCTGCAATGTCGTCACTTAACCTTCGCGAAGAAGATCCACCAAAGTGTTCCCCCTATTGGGTCCTACCTGCCGATACCATTTCGAATCTTCGAGCTCGGCCGCCGCTTGTTGCCAATCGCCCCCGTTGATCGCGGAAATCATCCGTTTGAATCCCCTGAACCTCGTCAGACCGAGGTTGAAGACCAGCTCAGTCAGAACGTCCCGTCGATTTTTCGTGAAGTTCTTGTACGTGCTCTCGGGAAACAAGGATCTCGCTTCCGCCTCCGCGGTTTCGATGTCCGCGTCGAGAAGCCGTTCCGCCTTATCGATGGTTAATCTCATGAATTTCTCGTGTTTGCGGATCTTGTGTCCGTAGCCGATGGTCCAGGCGCCGGCCGGGCAGAGGTATGGTTCGAGCCTCAATCCTTCATGCAGTTTTATGCGGTTCCTCAATAGCATCATGATCACTTATCCCTCGTTGATGATGACCGCCGTCGTTCGGGCTTTGCACTCTTGGGCGTCACACTCGATCTTGTGGCCGTGCGAGTCCGCCCGAGCCCACAGCTGCCTGATTTCTTCTTTGAAGGACTTGTTCTGGACAATGATGATCCCCTGGGCAATGCCGATCCCGATCGAGATAACCAGGAGCCAATTTGAAGTATCCATAGTTGCACTCCCTTTCGCCGCCGTTACCGTATGTAGAGATACAAGGCGCCTTTTTTGGAATTCCCGGCGTTCGTTACGGCAATGGTCAGTTTGCTGTTGGCCACGCCCGCCATGGATGCTTCCGCCCTGTATTCCGTGTTCATCGTATCCCTGTCGGCCAACGCCCCCAGAGCGACGTCGACGCCGTCTGAATCGTTCACGGCAATGTCGTAGTTGTCTGTTGGAGCGGCGGAACCGTCTGGAACGGTTACGGCCCCGATAAGCCTGCCGTCGTAGTAGTTCGCGGTTGTTCCGCTTACCGCGCCGGTCGCATCATCCGAGACCCAGGCCGCCTTGATTTTCTTGATGGTCCCGTATGTCACTTCCGTAAATGTCATGGCGCTTCCGGCCATCGATCGATCCTCCCATTAAGCCGCCGTCACGTATGCCCCGTCGTCGATCGGAACATACCAGAGGCTCCATTTCATCGTGCCGGCATTGGCGCCGACCCCGGTAACGAGTTCGATGGAACCGGGCCGGAGGGCCCACCGTGGGGCCGTGCTCAGGATGCAGCCCCCGTCCGTGGTAGAGGTGACGAGCGCCGTTCCCACCGCGTCGGGCAGGGTGAACATGCAGCCGACATCCACGTTGGCGATGGAGGCCGAGGCGGCACACAGCACCGTGTCGTCTCCGGTCGTGGGATTGGCGTTGATCTGGAGCGTCGTAAGAGTTGCATCCATGGTGGTCACGACCTCGCCCAGCAGGCCCAACAAGGCCACCCGACCGCCTGTGACCGTGAAGATCGGAGTGGTCCCGGCGGCGATAGCCGCTGCGGAGCGGTCAACTCGGATCCCGAGGACGATGTCCGCTATTCTCGATATGGTCGATGAGTTGTAGTTCATTTTTTTTCACCCTCCTTTCAGGAAGCGCTGTTACAGGGCCTCGTTGTTCTGATACCGCGTCCCGACCAGTTCATAGGTAACCGACGCGATGCTCGACGCATGGCCGCCGGAGGTTCCCAACTGTACGTAACGGCATCCCGCGCTCAGAATGCTGGCGTCGATGAAAAACTGCACCACCTGGGAACCAGTATAGACGCCCGTATCAATGGTGAAGGATGCTGCGTCGGCCTGTCTCACCAGGCTCGGGTCCGTGAGGGCGTCGGATGCGTACCATATCGGGAAGGCGGCGGTGATTGCAGTTGTGCCGCTTGCCGCCGCCCCCTCGTGGACGTGCAGGACCAGGTCCGTGTCGCCGCCGCGGTAATGCAGGACGGTTATCAAGACTCCTTTCGCTTTACTGAGATCGCACCAGGCGGCCGTATCCGCTATGGCGTCCGCCGCCGCCGGTTCATGAGCCAATTGGATGGGATTTATTTCGGGATTCAACATGTCTTATTCCTCCTTATTTTCTGATTAGGACCGGGTCTGCAGCCCGACAAAATGCGACTGGGTGTAGTTGGCCCCGCCCTTGTAAGGCGTCAACGCGGAGGCCCGCACCGGCTGGCCGTCCACGCGCATGACGAACCGGAACACGGATTCATCGTAGACAAACCGGACGTGGATGCTCATATCGCTCTGGATGCCGCCCTTCTCGGCCAGGATGTAGCCGTTTTGGAGATCCGCCAGAAGGATGTCACCCAGGGTGCCAAGGGTGGCCGCCTGCTCGATGGCCAGGACCGGGCGCCCGAACAGGGTCCCGTAAGGCTGGCCGCTTAAGCCACCTGCCGGCATGTAGATCGGGATCCCCCCGGTTCCCACGGCCAGGGACATGGTGAAGAGCTGCGGCTCGATGTTCTGATTGATGAGCCACACCGCATTGGGACGGCTCGACGCGAAGAGGCGGGACCACATGTTGATGACGTTTTCCGCCAGGACCGTGGCCGCCTTCTGTCCCGTCTCTTTGTTCACCTGGACCAGGCAGCCCGCGTTGAGGATGCCGAGAGGCTGGCCGGCACCGGTGCCGTTGATGATGGCATCGTCGAGCAGAAATCCGAATTCGGAAACGAAGCCTTGGCGAATGACTCCCTCGAGGGCCGCCGCATCGCTCAGGAGCTCGTCCGTCGCATAGCAGAGGCCGATCAGCTTTTTGAGGTTGAGCTCGATTTTTCTGAACTTCGGTTTGCTGGCCGACTTTTCTCCCGCTTCCTCTTCCCAATAGCCGACGATCCCGCCCCACCGGGTGGAAGCCCGGGATGTTTCGTCCAGTCCCGGCAGTTTCATGCTGTTGGCGTTCCCCGATATAGGGACCCTGCGGCAGCGGGAAGCCAGGATTCCGGTTTCAAAGACATCCTTCAGAAGTTCCGTCGAAAAATCCTGCTGGACGAGAAACCCTCCGTCCGAGGGGATGGTCTCGTTGAGCCCCGAAGCGGAGGACGTGATCCTCAATCTCGGGTCGACCACGCCGCCGGGCTGCCCGGCCCTCATGACCGCCGCCAGCTGGGCCCC